ACGCCCATGGCGCGCGCGGCGATCTGGAACGCCCCTGGGAGTCTTTCCCCTAATTGGCCCCGCAATTCCTCAGCTTGGACGGTCCCTTTGCTCATCATCTGCTGCACGGCCAGCAGGGCACCGTTCATCTGGTCCGTGGACAGGCCCAGGGTGCGGCCAGCGGTGGCGACGGCCAGAAAGACCTCTTTCGTCTGCTGCCCGGCCAGCGCCGTCCCCTGGCTCGCCGCCGTGAGGGAGACGTAGGACTTTGCCAGTTCTGCCGTGTCAAAGCCCAGGCGATCCGCCGTCTGCCGCACGAACTGGAAGGCTTCGCCCGCCTTCTCCGAACTGCCGGTCACGACCGTCATGGTGGTCCGCAAGCTTTGCATCTGCGTCCCGACGTTGACCACGCCTTGCACCAGGTTGGTCAGGCCGCTCGCGCCCGCGGCAGCCCCGAGCCCAGCCAGCGAGCCGCGCATGACGTTCCCGATGTTGGCGACGGCGCTGGCCAGCCCGTTGAGCTTGCCCTGAAAGCCCGCGAAGTTGCTCTCGATGGCCTTCAGGGTGGCGCTGGCCTGGTCGCGGACCTGGATAAGAATATCAATCCCACGTTCCGCCATTGGCTGTCACCTCATACTGCTGCAACTGCTGGGCCAGACTGGGCTGCCCAGCCGGGCGCTCCTGGGGCGGCGGCGACAGGCTCCGCGGCTGGCTCCCAGCCTCCGGGAGCGTCGCCAGGAGCAGGTCCAGATAAAACTCCGCCGGGGTCGCCTGCATGATCGTGTGGGGCAGGACGTGATACTTCTCCGCCATCTGCGCCACCAGCCGGGCGCTCTGCGTCTGGGCGAAACTGCTGCATCTCGGCGGCTACCTCGGGAGCCAGACCGGAATGGGCCAGGATGCCATTGGTGAGCGCCGTGTAATCCGCCGTCTCCAGCTCGTCCACCCCGAGGGTGTGCTCCTGCTCAGGCTCGCCCCGGGCGACAAAACGCGGCAGGAGGGCACAGTGGACGATCAGCAGGTCGGCAATCAGGCGGTTCTCCCGCTGAGTGGCCACGGGATCGCGCGCGGGCGCGGCCTGGCCACTCGCCGGCACGGGCAGCTCGCTCAAGGTCAGGAAATCTTGCAGTTGGCAGCGCCGCACCAGGACCTCCAGGCCACTGGGCAGGGTGATGGTGGTGCGGTTGTGGAGGCGAAAATCGCGCACAGACGAGGCCATAGCGGCGTCCTTATGACACAGAGGGCGGGTTGGTCATCGCGTCCTCAAGCCGCGCAATCAGCCGGGGTTGCAGGCGTCTCCAGGTCGGGGCCAGGGTCGGACGCGCTGGCACATGCACAAACTTTTTGAGCACAAAGAGCGGCACGATGGTGTTCTTGCCCCGGCGCTCATACACGATATTGCCCCGAACAAACGTGTTGCCGGCCTCCATGGCCCGCCGCACCCGCAGGCTGCGCCGTCCCGTCGGGGTCAGGGCGGCGGACAGGGGGATCAGGAGGTACTTCCTGGGCGGCTTGGGCCGGATGTCGGCGCCGTATTCCTGGGTCCAGGCATAGCCCACGCCGCGCCCGAGAAACCCCAACCGGGCACGCACCACGTCGCGCAACGGGCGAATACGAAAGCGAAAACTGCGCTGCAGCCGTCCGGTGCGGCGCTGGGGCCCCCCCGCCCCGGCCAGTTGCGCCCGCCCGTAGGTCATCGCCTGGGTCAGTTCGGTCTGGAGGGTGGTGCGGATACGGCCCCGGAGGAGCTTCCGGTACTCGGCCAGGCGGCGGCGCTGCTCCTCGGCGCCGGCCACGGTAATACGCAGGTCCATGGCCGTCCCCCCCCCTAGACCAGATAGCGCGGGCGCCGGTTGTACACCCAGGCGGTCATCGGCGCGTTCACGCCATCGTCGAGGGCGAGGGCCGAATAGGTCAGGGTCTCGATCTGGTCCTGCTGGCCCCGCGCCAGCCGGGTCAGGCGCAACGCCGGAAAGATCAGCGAGAAGCCCCAGCGGAAGACGCCCCCGGTGATGATCGGCGCATAGCTGGCACAGTCGACCTCCAGGGCGAGGTTTTTCTGGCTCAGGTAGTTATCCAGGTACCCCGCCTCATGGGCGGAATCGATATCAAAGGTGATCTCCGCCGTGATCTCGCGCCGCGCCGCGTGAAAGTTGCCCCGCACGGCCCCGGTAAAGGGCCGATAGCCCGCCTCGGCGGCCAGGTTGTTATTGAGCGTGACGGAAAACGAGCGCATGAACGGCGAGAGTTCTAACACCCCGCCGGTCCCGACGGTTCCCAGGCTCGACGAGCGCTGCACCGTGCCGCTCGGCACACTCAGCCGCGCACCGGTCGGCAGGGGCTTGAGGAAAAAGCGCGTATCGCCCCAGCGCAGCCAGTTTTCCTGGATCGGCACAATGCTCACGTTGGGCGTATCCCCCACGCGGCGCCCGGAGCCGATGAGCGTCGCCGCCAGTTGCCAGTAGGCCCCGTTATTGGACAGGGTGATGGTCGAGCACTTGACGCCGCGATAGAGAAAGCCGGTCTTGGCGGTCCCCCGATCATACGAGGCATGCACCACCATCGACGGCAGACTGGTCGCCCCGCCCATGCGCAGCAGGTGGCGCCAGGCATTGCGCGTGCCGTCCTGCACGGTATAGGGCACCGCGCCCATGGTGAGGCCCAGCATGCCGGCCAGGGAATTGGGCTTCGTGCGTGGCTCCGTGTACGTCATGGTCATCGACTGGCGCGGAATTTCCTGATGCGTCGGAAATTCACGGCCCGTCAACACGTCGGTATTGGCCTGGAGCATGTCGTCCCAGACGACATGCGCACTGGCGTCGTCAAAATCGGTCAACTGACAGGCCGCCCCCGCATTATACGGGGACACACCCTGGCCATAGACGGCTTCGCGGCGGAAAAAACTGGCTTCGATGCGGTCGACTAAATGGCGTTCCAGGGCCACGGCACGTCCTCCTACGGTTGGGGTTCAGCGGGGGTCAGGGTCGGATCGCCGGCCTTGGTGCGATAGCTCACGGTGTATTCAATCTCCGCGCCAGCATCCTCTCCCCCCAGTTCTGCGTACACGAACGTTGTCGCGCCTTCATCCAGATTGTCACACAGCCCGCCGAGGATCGGGTCCTGCATCATCACCAGCGTGACCGCGGTGAGCACCGGCTCCAGGGTCACCTGCTGGTTGGCGTGGGGCCGCACCCAGACCCGGACCAGGAGCGACAGCACCCGCCGATTGGTGTCATAGGCGCCGCTCTCCGGCTCATCCGTCGCCGGAATCACCATGGCGCACGGATAGCTCTGGATGGCCAGGGGGTCAGCCGCCCCGCGCGCAAGCACGTGCACGGTAAACGGCCAGCCATGGGCCAGAGTAATCGTGGTCAGCCGCTGCTCGATCTGCTGCCAGATACGTTCGCGCAGGCTGGCTCGCCATGTCCCAAGGAACGGTGGAGGAAGCGTCGCCATCACGCAAAGACCTGTCTGCGGTACGGCCACAGGCCATTTCTGACCTCTGGCAGTAGGGTTAAACGTTGTTCCTGGCTGATCGCGGAGCCTTCCAGGCTGTGCGCCACCAGGCCCAGGTCGGAGCGCCGCTGAAACAGAAAACTACTCTGCAACGTCGCCAGCAGCGTGAGATCCTCCGGCGCCCCGACGCCCGGGGCGGTGAGAAAGCCCCCGGTGTAGCCCACGCGCACCGTGCGTGGCCCGGCGGGGGGCACCGTGCCGACAAAGATCACCGTGCCATCGTCGGGGTCCACCACGTAGCTGGCCGGGTCTAACACCGTCCCGGGCGCAAAGAGCCGCGTGGCGTCGACGGTGACCGAAGGCGGCACCGCCAGGTCAATGGGCCAGTTGCGCAGGTAGAGGCGCTCCAGGCCCCCATCGTGCAGGTCCACTGCCGCCGCGTGGTCCCAGGTCGCCCGGCCACAGAGCGAGGCAAAACGGCGCGTCACGCCCAGCGTGAGCTGTTGCAGCAGCGGGGCCAGCGAGTCATCGATCGTCCCCCGCTGGAACGCGATCACCTGTTCGACGGTACAGAGCGCCAACATGCGGCTCCCCCCTTACGGCGCGTTGCCACTCACCCAGGCGACGCTGTCCCAGTAGGCATGCGCCGCATTGCCCAGCACCACATGCTGCCCGGGGGTCCAGGCCGTGAGCGGCGCGGCCACGACCGCCGGGCTGGCGTTTTGCAAGGCCGTAAACGTGGCCGGCACACTCGACTCCGCCGGCGTCCAGGTGCCGGGCGTGCCCGCCGTCGCGCCCGTGGCCAGGGCTGGCGTGCGTCCCACGGTCCAGGCGGTGCCGTTCCAGTACGCCTCCGACGCATCGCCCAGCACGACGTACTGCCCGGGCAGCCAGGCGACGGTTTCGCCCAGCGCTCCCAACGCCGTGAGCGCCGCCAGGTTGGCTGGAATGGTGGAGGCTTCCGGGGTAAAACTGCCCGGCGTTCCTGGAGTGACGCCGCTCGGCTGAATCGGGATATAGGTGCCGGTAAAGCTAAAGGTGATGGTGGGGGGCACGGGCACCAGCGTCTCGTCTTGCTGCACCTGGACCGGCACCGTGCCCGCCACCGGATTTTGCGGCCCGCCAGGGGCCATGGTGGCGCTGACAATACTGTTCAGTTCGACCGGGCTCACATAGGTCGTGTCGATCACCACATTGTTAAAGACAATGACCGTGGTGTCGCGGAAGGCCGTGCCGTGGACGATGAGCGTCTTATCCACGTCGGAGAGGGCCAGGGTGACCGGGTCGATGGACGACACGGCAAGCCCCGGGGGCGGGGCAAGGGGCATGTCCGGAATGACCGGCGCCAGGTCCACCGGCGTCGTATAGATCTCGCTATCGAGCGGGTCGTCGGTCAGGTAGACGTTCAGGGTTTGCATATCCTGACTCACGGACCAGGAGTACGCGGCACCCTCCCCGACCACCACCGACATGGCGTGGAGTAATTCCACGACTTGGTTCCAGCGGACGGTATAGAGATGCAAGGGTCACCTCCTACGCTGCCGGACGGATGAGCGCCCCGCTCCGGCTGTTCAGGTAGCTGCGCATCGCCTCGGCTTCGGCGCCCTCCAGGGTGATGTCGTGGGTGGTCCCGCCCCCCGCCAGGTACAGGGTCAGCGTCAGGGGAGGGGCGGCCCCCGCGGGCGCGGGGGCAGGACTCTCCTCCCCACCCTCGGGCTCCGGTGCGGGGAAAGGCGCCGGAGTCGACTCGGACGCGCAGGCTGGCTCGGGAGGTGGAGGGGGTTCCGTGACCTCCCAGGCCAGCAGCATGTCGAGATTGAATCCCTGCGTGTCGCCAAGACGGATCAGCTGCATGGGACACCTCCTAATTTGCGAGAGCATTCGGCAGGGCGGGATCGACGTAGCGCGCGGCCCCCAGGATGTAATACGCCGCAAGAACGTCCGCGAAGGCCCCGGGATTGGCAATACTGAGCCGCAGACTGTCAAAGCCATTGTCCACGTCCAGGCTGGCGGCTTCCACCTCGATCAGGTGCACCTGGTTGGGGGTATTGGGGAGGTTAAACGTGTTCGCGGTCACCGCGCTGGCCACGGGGCCCGTGCCGACGTTCCAGGCGTGCTGGTAGCGGGTGGTGAAGGGCAAGACTTTGGCGTTCACCCCGGCAACGCCAATCCCCTGGAGCAGCCCCACGGCGGGCGTTCCTCCGGCCCAGGCCCCCTGGATGATGACCACCTGCGCCCGCGCATACCGCCGCAGCGACACCCATTGCCCGCTCTGGCCCGCGCCAGTAATGTCCTGGGGAAGCAACGCCACGACGGTGGTAATCTGGTTCAGTAGTGCCATAGAGTCGTCTCCTCCCCTATTTGAGTTCCGGGGCGCCCACGGTAATCGTCAGCGATTCCGCCGTGGCACTCGTGACATGCACCGCGATCGTGTCGACCACGGGCACCACGCCCGCCCCCAGGTCCGCATCGACGTGCACGCTGACCGTAGAATCGCCCGGGTCGCCCGAAACGACATAGGCGCTGGTCGCATCAATCGGCTGGGTGGTGCAGGTGCCGGCCGTCACGGTCCAGGTGGCTGCCCCGTCCACGGGGGCCGGGTTGCCGGCGGCGGTCATGGGCTGCACGGTGACCCGCGTCTTTTCCTCGTTGGTCATCGTCACGGTACTGGGCATACGGGGCTCCTACTCTCACCAGATATACACATGAATTTTCGTACCCTCTACGGTCTTGCTGCTAAAGCGATATAAGCCGATAAAGTATTGATTCCATGGTATGGAGCGAGTGGTGTTGTCAGCATCGGTTCACTATCTGCCCTAAATGTAAAGCGGAATGCCGTCTCATCGTAAAGGAAGCGAATATGGATCGAAATATCCTCCTCTAACCCTCCTTGTATCCCCAAGGCGACAAACCCGAGATTCGCCAGAATAATATCCCCGACCGTCCCCAGCGTCTGGCAATACTCGACGGTGTGCAGCGGCAGGCCCTTCAGACGCCGTTGCGGCGCCTCGGCCACATTCGGCCAGCCGGTGGGACTGGCGATGAACACCGGGAAGCCCGAGGTGCCCAGCTGGAGGTTGAGGGTTTCCAGCGCCGGTTCCACGTCTTTGTTGATGAACCAGCGCGCCCCTTGCTCGGCTCGCGGGTGCAGGCGGGCGTACATGTTGTTGATGTTTTCGAGCACCAGCGGCTCCGATTGCGCGCCTTCGGCGGGCACCGTAATTAACGCCGGGCTCAGCATCACCCCGAGGGGTTGACCAGTCCCCGTCCCGAACAGGATGGCATTGTTGACCGCCCAGAGGATGGCTTCAGAGGCCGACCGCCGGATGTACTGATCGAGCGCCGGCGCATTGCGGAGCAGCTTGTCGGTGGCATAGACCACCACGGCCAGCTCTTCAGGCTCCAATTTGATCTGGCGCAACCGCGGAAACGACGGGGTTTTGAGTTCGCCTTCTGCCACCCAGTACGCCTGGGTGCCGCCGTAGCGACTGGGGCCAATGGAATCGCCGGCCGCCGGAATGGTGAGCGATTCCCCGACAATCGTAAAATTCTGGGTGTACTGCATCAAGTTCTCGGGGGCCGCATTGACCAGATCGAGAATCTGTTGCGAAAACGACGGCGGCACCAGCGCCCCGCCCTGGGTGAGATCGCCCTGGTTCATGCCACTGGCCGCCTGCATTTTGAGCAAGCGCTCATCGAACAGACCGCGGCCCGGGATGGCGGCCTGATAGACCACCGAGAAAAACTCGCCCATCGACGCAAAGCCGCGCTTCGGATCGTCCAGCACCCGGTCGTGGAGGTGCGTCAGCCGCGCCATGGGGCCCTGCGTGAAGGTGGTGAGCGCCGAGGGGCTGCGGTCAATCCCCTGCCGCCGTTCTTCCAGGAGCAGGCGCCGGGCGGCTTTCTGGTCCGCCTCAAACTGGTCGGTATAGTCTTTTTCGTAGGCATCGGCCTGGGCGATCAGGCCATCAAACTCCAGCTTTTCCTCGTCGGTCATGTGCCGGCCCTGGTCGTCGGCCTGCTCGATGAGGGCCTGGGCTTGCTGCTGCAGGCGGGTACTCTCGGCGCGCAACTGGTTCAGGTTCTTAATGACCTGACTTTTCGGGACTTCAAACGTGGTGCTCATAGGGTCTGCTCCCTTCTGCTGTGCGTCAGGTCAGAGTGACGACGCTGTTGTGCCCGCAAAACCATCTTGGCCTGTGCCGTTGCATGGCCCCGGGGCGGGGCCGCCAGCGCCGGCGTGACCGGCACATGCCCCCGGCGCAAGTCTTCCAGCGTTGCGTCGAGGCTCTGGACCGCATCGAGTAAGCCTAACCGTTGCGCCGGGGCGCCGTGATGCACCCGGCCATCACTGACCAGCGCCAGGGCATCCTGGGACAGGCCCCGACTGCGGCGGATACTGCCAAGAAAATGCTGATTGATGGCCTCGACCCGCGCCCGCACATACCCCAGGGCTTCTGCCGACACCGGGGCGCCGTCCACGCCGAGCCCCTTGTAGGGGCCCGTGGCCACGACATGCACGGTGATGCCGAGCCGTTCGAGACGTTTACTGCTATCTTCGAGGACGGCCATGGTCCCGATACTGCCAATTTCCGCCGTGGCGTTGGCGGTAATGCGCGACGCCTGTGAGGCCACCCAATACGCCGCACTGGCCCCCAGGTCCTCAATATGGGCCACTACAGGCTTGCTGTGGCGTATCTGCCAGACGTCATCCGCAAGGTCCTGCACGCCATCGACGTGCCCGCCGGGGGAGTAAACCTGGAGCACAATGCTGTGCACCTCGGGGTCGCGGGCCGCCTGGCGCAGGGCGTGCCGGGTGCGCACCGTGCTGGTGCCGCCGAATTTCGAATCCCCCTTGGTCAGCGGGCCAGCGAGCGGAATCAGCGCGGTGTGTTCCTGCAGCTCATAGGGACGTCGGTCACGGACGGCGGCAAGCGGTTGTGCACTCCAGAGGGTCGTGTGCCCCGCCTGGAAGAGGGCGACCGCTTGTTGGAACCACAGCGGCTCCACGGCCCAGATCCCGAGGTGGGACGACCAGCACGCCGCGGTCGTTCCATCGGCGGATGCCTCACCATGCGCCTCGCGCCACTGGCGAAAGCAGACGGCTGATCTTTGCGCCTGGTCGGGAAAATCGTCGTTGGCCGTGTCCGATTTCATACATCTCGAGATGAAATCGTCCTCTGCTTCGCCGTCACGGGGCGTCGGGAGGGGCATTACTCCTCCTCCTCTGGGTGGTGACCATTGGTGCCGTTGCGGCCTGGGATGGCCGGGAAGCCCGCCGGAGCGTTTGGCGCGTCCTGCTCATCGGTATTATCTTCATGAACCACTTGATTGATGGGCGTGTAGTTATTCGAGGCGATAAAAAACGTGTCGCCGGCAGGGCCAATAGAATTCAAGTTTTCGAACTCACGCACGTCATTAGGACTTATAGCCCCAACCCCAAACAGGTCCTTGTAAAACGTCGCGCGCGCCGCCTGATCGCCCCGTAGGAGCCCTTGCACGGCATGTTCGGCAAAATACTCCGGCTCATCGGCAAACAGTTTGCGCTTCAATTCCTGTTCCCAGCGCGTGAGCCACGGCATCAGCGTATCCGGGACATATTCCAGATTCTGCTGTTCCATGTTGGAATAGGTCGAATCGGTGAGATCGTGTACTTTCGACTTGGGCATGCGAAACCAGCGGCACACTTCTTCCACCTGAAACTGCCGCGTCTCTAAGAATTGCGCCTCTTCGGGAGGCACCCCCAGCCTGGTATACTTCAGGCCCTCTTCGAGCACGGCCAGTTTCATGGCATTGCTCGGCCCGCCATAAATCGTCTGCCAGGATTCCCGCAGGCGTTTTTGCGCCGCCTCGGTCAAGGTGGCGGGGTGTTCGAGCACCGCGCCGACAGTCGCCCCATTGCCGAAAAACGCCGCCCCAAAGGTCTGCGCCGCCAGCCCGAGGCCGAGCGATTCGGCGGCCAGGCGGAGCACACTATAGCCTTCGTAGCCTTCGGACCCGAGGCCCTTGATGTGCAATATATTGTCCTGGCGCAGCCGCCGTACCCCGGCACGGCTGCCGCCCGGCAGGGTGAGTTCGCCCCCGTACACGTCGTACACGAGGCGGCCGTCCTCATCGCGGCGCACCTGCACGCGGCTCGGATGGATCGGCCACAGGGCCTGCACGACGTTGCCCGGGCTAAAGACGATCTCGGCATAGCCGTTGCCCCAGGCCAGGGCGTGATGCGTCAGGGTCTCGCGGAAGGTCATGGCGGTCATATCATCGTTGGGCTGATCGTGCAGCAGGGCATAGGCGGGATGGTCGACCGCGCGCTCTTTGCCACGGGGCAGGCGGCGATAGGTGTGCAGGGGGAGCTTGCCGACGTCTTCGGAGATGTTGCGCAGACAGGCGTAGTAGATCGCCAGGGTCATGGCGGTGACGGGTCCCACGGCCATCCCGGCGCGGGTGGTCAGCCCTCCCGCCCACGACAGCAGCCAGGCGGACGGCGATTGCAGGCCGCTCATGCCGTTCGCGGCAGTCAGCGTCGGGGCAGCAGCTTTGGGACGGAGCCAGGGAAACCAGCGCATGGGCCAATACGTCCTCAGCGTGGAGGACACACGGCCCGGTCGGATAGGTGTGCCGGGGGGACTCTAGGACGGCAAGTGAAGGGTAATCTTGGCCTTCACCGAGGCATCATGGAAGTGTAATTCAAGGGTGCCAGTGGCATAATGACAGATCTCGCGTTGATGTTCAAGTACCACTTGAATCATGTGCTGAATGCGGGGCGACACGGGGGGAGGCGTTGGGCGTTGGGCGTCGGCCCACTGCTGCAACCAGGGATCCGGATTGGTCAGGCCGCTCTCGCTCATAGTACGGGCCTCCAGGTGACCGTGTTCAAGGAACCATCGAACACCGCTTCATACTCCGGGAGGCGATGCCCCTGGGGGACCTCCGCCCACTCCGCACACCAGGCATGGTAGGCAAATACCTCTTCGGCATGCAGATATTCACACCGCACCACGACGACCGACGCCAGGATCTGCTGCACCGTGCGCAAGTCTTCCAGGGTGCGGTACAACATCCCCGCAAGGCGGAAGACGCCATAACGGCGGGGAACGGCGGACGAAGAGGCCACGCTGCTCATGTACTCACCGCGTCAGGCGCAGGAGGAGGATGCCGCTGGGGAGCATGCTGTGGTTGCTCGCTCATCGCGATCCTCCCCTACTTCTCTCTGGGGGATGCCCGCCCAATCAAGAACGCAATCCAGCCGACTAACATCATGAACATAAACGACAGAATCCA